TCCAAGAATGGGCGACCAGCGCGAGCCTTCGGCGCAACGAGATCGACCAGGTATTGCGGAACAACTAGACCAGCGAATGCACCTGTGCCAACAGCACGACGCTCGATGGATTCTTCACGCTGGTGACGCTGAATGCGTTGCATCGCTTCCCAATCACCACGAACCTGTGCCATGAATGCGTCACCAACGAAATCGTGACCACCATTGGGTGCATAGGTACGGGCTTCATTCTTGACAACTGCGCCACCGCGCAACTCGCTGTCAATTGCTTTGCGTGCTTCTAACGCTTCAGCGGAACGCTTTTCAGTTTCGACAGCGTTTGCAATCTGTGCGTCAAGCGCACGAACTTCATCAATGATGGTTGCAATCTGCTTGTCTTCATCAGCGGTCAGATCACGCGCTTCAGTTTCGGCAGCATCCAAAATGGTCTGCGATTCTGCAACGCGAGCATCACGACGCTCGGTCAAACGAGTGGACATGGACATAATTTTTCTCCTCATGGGATCAATGGGTTGATTGTTTGCATGAGTGGTGTTGCTAGTGCGACCACATTTGTGGCCACGGCTATCAATCCGACTACTTCAGAATCGTGGCGATTTGCACCTGGCGTTTCCTCAAATTGAGTTTACTCACAACAGGATCAGCGTTGTCAACGATACTCGCATTCCTGATTTCTGCAATGGTCGCTTCGTACGCGGGGAATGTCACGACTGAAACATCAAACAATCGAACTTCCTTCAATGTGCGTGTGGCACGATCCTTTGACCATTCGTCACGAATGACACGAAAAGCGAAACTCATTTGGTTCATGTCGCCACGCTTCAATGCGCTGATGATCTCTGCAGCACGCGGGTTTGATGGGTCAAGGTCAGCCTCAACACGCAAACCGCGTTCATCCTCAACCAAACGCATTGTGTTTGATTTGGTTCGTGCTAGTGGCGCACCTTCATGGTCGATCAACAAACGCACATCAGCACCATCCTTCAATGTTTTGGTGAATGCGCCACGCGCAACATATTCGGTGAATCCACCTAGATCGTGACTAGGTGCGTCAAACATTGACGCGTATCCCACCAGCGTGTTGCCATCACCTATTGCACGACATTCAACATTGGTGAACGCCAATGATCGTTTGTCGTCAACTGATCGTGTCACCCATGTGGATGTTGGTTGGGAATCGTATTCCATGATTTGTTCAACATCACCAGGTTCTGAACCCATCAACGATTCAGATTCCATTTCAGATTCCATTTCATGTTCGGATTCCTCTTTGGGATGCCACGCATCACAGTATTGATCTAACACAATTTCAGCGTTCCATCGTTCACACATAGTGATCGTGACCATTTGTGTTGGATCAACTACGGCACACGACGATTCACAATTCATGCATGATGGTCTAACCACAGGCACATCCTCTGATGCACTAGGTCGATACGACGGTGGCAACTGACGCAGTTCCTGACCATCGTTGTGGTTGTTCTGTTCGTTTTCAATCTGATTCATTTTCGTTTCACACCAATCATATGTTTTCTGTGCTTGTTCACGATTTGTTCCTGATGCCCACAATAAATGCGCCACCTGACCAGGCGATGGATATTCTTTGTCATTTGGATTTGGCGCATTGTCTAGATCAACCATGTGTCGTGCGATCCATGCGCGCATTCGTGTCACCTTGTCAATCGATAATGGTTCACCATCAGCGATGTTTTGTGCGTCACGAACTGTTTGTGGTTTGAGTCCATCGCCTGATTTGCCTTGCTGGTGATATTCCAAACCGCGTTTGCAGTTGTCGATCATGTATGTCGTTGGTGTTAGATCAACAGCGCGTTGTTCAACATCATCAACAATTTGATTCGTCATCAGTCCACACTCGGTGTCATCACGCGTACATTTTCTGTACCGCTCGCTGTGATCGCATACAACGATTCACCCAATGGCAAAAATATTTCAAATGGAACAGCGTTTTTTTCTGTCAACATTCCATTAGCTGCAGTCACATCAGCACCGCCAATGTAGACAGTCCCTGCACCTATCGTGTGCAAATACACAGTTCGATTGATGTTGTCAGCAGGGACAATCAACACGCGTGTTGTGCTGACTGAATACGCGTAGGTGTTCATACAGGTGGTTCCTGATCCACACCCAATTGAGTGTCGTTGGATGGGTTCGCCATAGGCGCACCAGGCAATGCCATCACGAAATCGTCGCCACCTGAATATGGTTCTAGACCTAACTGATGACGCGCTTCATTGGGTGTCAAAGTACCTGACATGATCTGAACCTGTTGCGCACGAACACGCGTGATCATGTCACCACGCATCAATTCCTCAGTATCAAATCGTGCATACACTTCAGGCGGTAGCAGTTCAGTCAACAAATTTTCGATGCGTGTCAACCAAGGAATCAGCGTGTGACGCACGAAATCAATACCTGCTGATTCAACATTTTGGTATGTCTGCGAATCGCCTTGCGCCAAAATCATGTGCGATGGGATACGAAACACGCGTGCAATTGAACGCACCTGGTGTTCACGCGATTCCAACAGTCCCATATCTGCAGCACTTGTCGTGATGGGTTTCCATTTCAAACCACCTGACAACACCGCTGGTCGTCGACGCTGACGATGTGATTCATCCCATGTGGACTGCAACACACGCGCTTGTTCCTCAGTGAACACAGATTCAGTTTCCAACACACTTGATGGTGTGCCACCTTCGGCATACCACAATGTCAGGAATCGTTCCATTGCCATCGCCAAACCAATTGTGTTGCGTTGCGTTTCAAGTGGGGACAATCCCAACAACGATCCTGGTCGTGGCCACCATCGTGAATGGTGGATGTCCTCAAGAATTTTGCCGTTCAGCCTGTAAACCTTCTCACCATTTTCAACAGACACAATGACTAGTCGTGTTGGCAACACGCGCATTTCTAGAACTTCATTGGTTGGTGTTCGTGGTGCGAACAAAAACAGGTTTCCATTCAACGCCAATGTTGAAATACAAGTGTGCAAAAACTCAAATGTTGAATCGTCATCGTTTGGTTTTTTCATAAATGGTGGCAATGGCAATTCAATTTTGCGACCATCAATCAAACGAAATGTGCGCAACGGTAGCGATGCAACAGAATCAGCGAGCAGTCCAACACACGCCATGACTGACGACATCCCTAGTGCTGTGTCGTCGTCAACGAATTCACCTGACAGGTTCACACCCACAGGTCGACCAGTTATTTGATACGGGTCAATTTTTGGTGGCAACGCTCGTTTTTCTCTTTTGAATAAACCCATGATTCACCAGTTCGTGATCGACGGAACAATTTGTGGTTTCCTTTGGCGATGGTACACCACACGACTATATGCGATCACGGCAGCTACTGCTGCGTCAATCTTGCGTTCAGACTGTCGTGATTCTTTTGTGATGCGTGGCCCTGCGCGATCAACTTTCACAATGCAGTTGTCGATGTGTCGTGACAACGCGTGCTGACCATTGTGTTTGATTTGTTGTGTGGTGATTGCGTCATAGAACGCACCACACGCGGGAACCATTCGTTGTGCGCTGTTCGTTGGGAAACGCAACACAGGAAATCCTTCATCCTCAAGTGTTTGCAGTTGGTGTTCGTAGCGGTATGGGTCAGACACAATTTCCATGACACGCCATTTCTGACACGCATCCCTGATCCCATCCATCACCTGATCGATTGGTACGCGCCATTCGTCATCGTGCTGTGGTCGTTCCCACAAACCTTCCACCCAAATGTGACCATCCAAAGTGGAACAAACAATTGCAGTTGCGTCACGCGAATACGAACCATCAAACCCAACAATGATTTCAGTCTCAGGTGGTGGCAGTTCCAGCGTCACATCCTCGCACGATTTGAACGCGCCATCAGGCAACCATTGGTTGTGGGACTGCACCCATTGGTTCAGTCGCTTGATCCGATACTCAACCTCAGTTGTGGTTCGTCGTGAAATGTCAAAATCCTCTGACATCAAATAGTCGTCGAACGCAGGGTTGGCAATCTTGACAGCATCAACAGATTTCCAATCAGCGTTTTCAGGTGCTTCCCACCAGCGAAAAAAAAATGAATCATCAACCTTTTCACCTGACTGCAACTGCTTCCCGTACTGATACAAACGATATGCGATTGTGTCATACCCATGTCGATCAGTCCGAACACCAGCAGTCGTGATGGCCAAAATCATTGGGTTGCGTCTAGCACCACTACCGAGCGTCATCACATTCCACATTGAATCGTCATAGTGCGCGTGCAACTCATCCAACACAACCATGTGTGGTGACAACCCTTCCTGCAAACCAGCGTCACTAGACAACACACGCATCACCGAACCAGTCGACGGAACTTCCAAATGCGATCTATACACCTTCACGATTTGCGACAACACAGGATCCTGTTCAACCATCGCACGACAAGTGTCAAACACAATTCGTGCCTGCTGGCGTGATGCAGCTACGCAATAAACCTCAGCACCAGGTTCACCATCAGCGATCAAACCAAACAATGTGATCCCTGATGCCAAAGTGGATTTCCCATTTTTGCGTGGCATCCCAATCAGACCGCGTCGATACTGACGCAACCCATCACCACGCAACGAAAACAAATCACGCATCAAAGCTTTTTGCCAAGGTCGCAACTCAATCAACGAACCAGCATCAGCACCCTTCGTCACACGACAACAAGACTCAATGAACTGAATGACATCATTGCCTTCAGATCTACGACGCGCTGCCATGTGATTTCCTGCGCTGTATCAACGATTCAATTGCGTGTTGCGCTCGCACTTCAGCAAGGCCCAACCGCGTACGCATTTCAGGCGTGAACCCAATTGATGCCAAACCACGATGGATTTCAGAATCCAATTTGCGCAACTGCGAACGAACCTGCCAATCAACAATCCCCTGTTGATGCTGACGCAGAATGTGCTGATACAACAACGCTCGTTCATCCATTTGTTCAGCGATCAACTGCACAATGTCCATGTCTGTGGTTGGGGAAATCCACGATTTGCCATGCGCCCAAACACGATTCCAAAACGCATTCCCTGACACACCCAAAGCACGCAACGGTTCAGGAACATTCAACGCCTGAGCAACAACCAAATTTGGTGCAGGCAATTTTCGTTTCGACGGGTTGCCATTTCTGCGTTGCTGTTCAATGGGTTTGGTTGGTCTGCCCATCACAAAA